TATATTCTCATTTACCAGATTGGGTTCAGACTGGTAGATATAAAAAGAATATGGATACAAAAATAATTGGTTATTGTCATTGGTGGGAAATGAAATCGGCAAATGGAGCAGATAGAAGGCCGGGTAAAGCAAAATGGATGTGGTTACCTATAGAATTATTAGGAGTATCTCAAATGGATACTTGTTATTTAAATACACAAGACCAAAAGAATAGAGTATTAGAAGAAGCTAAAGAAACATTTACTGAAGAATTTGTAAATAAATTAGATGATATTCTTACAGTATGGAATTTAGGATTACCAAAAGAATTTATAGTTGAAAAACCTTCAAACGAAAAAAGAAATGTTATTGTATTCAATCATAGGGCTGCTGGTTACAAAGGATGGCCTGCGTTTTTAAAACTTATGAAGGAATATAGAAAACAAAGAGATGATTTTGTTTTATGGGTGCCACAACTTAAAGGTAAACCAAGTGAATCTTGGATTGATAATACAAAAGTTCCAAAGCATGAATACTACGAAAGATTACAAAATTGTAAAGTTGGTGTACAGATGAGACAAACAAATTATGGTTGGAGTGTTAGTGGTACTGATTGTATGATGAATGGTACTCCAATGATATTTCAAGATTCTTTATGTTATAGAGAAATAGACCCAGATGGATTATTTTTCACAAAAAAGAAAGATTTCTTTGAAATGTTAGATAAAATGTTGGATGATGATATATTTAGATTTACACAAGAACTTCGTTCAATCGAAAGAGCTAAACAATTATCCAATAACGAAGATAAAATGATTAAAGAACTTCATAAACAATTAAATAGTTAATGTACCAAAACGTATATTACCAAAGACAGAAGAATCTCATACACTTATGGGATGATAAATTAGGTTACAGAACTTTCCCTTATACAAGATATGCATATGAAAAAGCAGAAAATGGTGAGTGTGTATCTTTGTATGGAGATAGGTTAACTAAGATATATAAATTCAATAAAGATAATCCTAATCTTTTTGAATCAGATGTTGCAGAAACGACTAGAGTTTTAGTAGATACATATACTGATTCGGATTTACCATCAGAAGGGCATATAACTCTTACATATGATATTGAGGTAGAGATGGAAACAGGTTTACCTGATATGCAAGAAGCTAAGAATGAAATTACTTCTATAGCATTGCATGATTCAGCTACCAATCAATATTATGTTTTGGTTTTAGATAAAGATAATGTTTTATCAAATAAGAAAACTGATAAAGCTATTGTACTACCATTTAGAAGTGAAGCAGAATTATTAGAAAAATATTTAGAACTATATGAATATATTAATCCAACTATTGTTACTGGATGGAATATAGATTACTTTGATACACCATATCTTTATAATAGAATAAAAAATGTTATAGGTAAAAGAAACGCAAATAGATTATCACCAATCGGTGAATGTTTCTGGTCACCTTATCGTAAGAGATTCTTTATGGCTGGTGTATCTTATTTAGATTATTTAGCACTTTACAAAAACTTTACTTATACAGAATTAGACAATTATCGTTTAGATAGTATTGCATCAAAAGAGTTAGGTAGAGGTAAGGTAGAATATCAAGGAAACTTAGACCAATTATTTAGAGATGATATAGAGAAGTTTATTGAGTATAACTTAGTGGATGTTGAGTTGGTAGTTGATATGGATAAGAAGTTACAATTCATCGATACGGCAAGAGGTATTTGTCATGCAGGTCACGTTCCATACGAAGATTTTGTTTATTCATCAAAATACTTAGAAGGAGCATTGTTATGTTATTTGAAAAGAAAAGGTATCGTAGCACCAAATAAACCAGCTGATAGACAGGAGAGAATGCAAGCATTAAGAGATAACAATGAGGAGAAGTTTATCGGAGCATATGTAAAAGCACCTATCGTTGGAAAATATGAATGGATTTATGATTTAGATTTAACTTCTCTATATCCATCTATTATTATGAGTATTAATATCTCACCAGAAACTAAGATTGGTAAGATTAATGATTGGGATGCGAATGAGTTTGTAAAGGGTGGTAAGGATACTTATACAATCGGTGAAGATACGATTACAAAAGAAAATCTTAAAAAGTATTTAGATAATTCAAAATTTTCAGTTGCATCTAATGGTGTATTATATAGAACTGATACTGTTGGTTGTATACCTGATATCTTAGATATTTGGTTTAATCAAAGAGTTGAGTTCAAAAATAAAATGAAACAATATGGAAAAAGCGGAGATAATGAAAAATATGAATGGTATAAAAAACGTCAATTGGTACAAAAAATTCTACTTAATTCTTTATATGGGGTGCTTGGCCTTCCTGCCTTTAGGTTTTATGATGTTGATAATGCTACCGCTGTTACCACGACAGGACAGACAGTTATTAAGTCAACTGCTGACATGGCTAACATCAGGTACAATAAAGAATTGGGTAATCCCGATTTGGATAGTAATATATACATTGACACTGATTCCGTTTTTTTTAGTGCTACTCCCTTACTTGATAGTAGAAACCCAACTTGGAGAGATAATTCTGATGATGATATCGCTGGTTTCGTAAATGGAATAGCAGGAGAAATGCAAGATTATCTAAATGATTTTTATGATATACTTGCAAAAAGAATTTTCAATATTGATAAACATAGATTTGAGATTAAAAAAGAATATGTTTCTAAATCAGGTATTTGGATAGCTAAAAAACGATACGCACAATGGATTATATCTGATAATGGTGTATCTGTTAATAAATTAGATGTAAAGGGCTTAGATGTTGTTAGGTCATCTTATCCAGCGGCATTTAGAAAGTTTATGAGTGAAGTTCTAATTGATATTCTAAAAGGTAAAACGGAAACTGAACTTACTGATAAGATTTATGATTTCAAAAATAATTTATCTCAGATGAATGTTGTAGATATTGCAAAAAATACATCTGTAAAGAATTTAACAAAATATCTTCCAAAGGGTAAACAAATCAGAATGTTCCAATTTGTATCAGGCACACCAGCTCACGTAAAAGCAGCTATAGCATTTAATCAACTATTATCTCATTTTAAATGTGAGATGAAATATGAACCTATGAAAAATGGTGATAAGGTTAAATGGGTGTATCTTAAACAAAATCCAATGGGATTAGATGGAGTAGCATTCAAAGGATATGATGACCCAAAGGAAATTATGGATTTAGTAAAGACCTATATTGATTATGATAAAATCTTTGAAAGAGAACTTTTAAAGAAGTTAGAGGATTTTTATGGGGCTATGAAATGGGGTGAGGTTTTATCCTCAACAAAAACAGCTGAAAAGTTTTTTTCATTTTAATTTGGAAATGTGAAAAATTTTTTGTATATTAGTAGAAATAAAGTTATATTATATGAAAAAACAAACTGCGATTGAGTATTGTGAGGATAAATTTCCAGCAACAACTCAAGAATTTAAAAAAATATTAGATGAGATGTACGATACATTTTGTAAGAAACAAAGAAATTATGGACCTGATAATATATCAGTAGGTTCAGTATTGGAATCATCGGATGATATTAACGTTGCGCTTACTGGTCTTTGGTTTAGAAAAAACGATAAGATTCAGAGGTTAAAACAATTGGTTGTAAAAGGTCAACCTGATGAGGTTGGTGAAGCAATAGAAGATACATATCAAGACCTTTCAGTCTATGGTGTTATCTCTCAAATTGTTAACCGAAAAAAGTGGGCAAAATAGTTAAAAAAACTCTAAAAATATCGGTGGTTTTTGGAAGTTTGTTATATTTATATATACACCGGATGTAAGAAACGCATCTCAAACTAAACTGTAAAATTTAAAATTATATTAACACTTAAAAGGAGTAAATTATGGCAATTAATATTGACGCAATCAGAGGTAGACTGAACAAACTACAAAACACACAAAAGAAGTCTGACAATCTATGGAAACCAACACCTGGTAAACATCAAGTCAGAATCGTTCCCTACAAATTCGAAAAAGATAATCCTTTCATCGAATTGTATTTTCACTACAACATTAATAATAAAACTTATCTCTCACCACAATCATTTGGTAGACCTGACCCTATAGTTGAGTTTGCTGATAGATTGAAAAGAATGGGTGATAAGGAAGATTGGAAAGCTGCTAAGCAGATGGAGCCGAAATTAAGAACTTTCGTTCCTATTTTAGTGAGAGGACAAGAAGGAGAAGGAATCAAATTTTGGGGATTCGGTAAAACTGTATATCAAGAAATTCTTGGATACATAGCAGACCCA